AGTCGGTAGCCGACAACATGGAGGAGTATGAGGAGGGTAATGTCGACGATTGGGAGCAGGGTATCAACGACCAACTGTCTGAGCTGGTTGGAATGGAACCGGAGATACTGTGATGCGTATAAAATATAACGATTGGAACCCGTCACTGACATCGATGCGGTTGGTCGAGATAGCCAATGAGATCATTGAGGAGTATGAAGCGGATGGTGACATCCTGACCCTGCGGCAGCTGTACTATCAGTTCGTTGCCCGGGGGATCATCGAGAACACCGAACGGAGCTATAAGAACCTCGGCACTGTGATCACCAAAGGTCGCATGGCTGGGATGATCTCCTGGGAAGCCATCGAGGATCGCAACAGGGAACACCACGACTTCTGGTCCCAGGAGGACGAGCGGTCATTGATCCGCAACCTGCCTGCCTACATCCGGTTCGATCAGTGGGCACGACAGGATTACTACGTCGAGGTCTGGGTCGAGAAGGAGGCGCTGGGTGCTGTGGTCGCAAGAGCCTGTGATCCTCTGCTGGTGCCTCACATGGCCTGCAAGGGATACCTGTCAGCATCGGAAGCCTGGAGGGCAGGACAACGCTTCCAGGAAGCACAGGATGCCGGTAAGGAATGCCGGGTGATCCACCTGGGAGATCACGATCCGTCCGGGATGGACATGACCCGAGATAACCAGAGTCGACTCAATATCTTCGCTGACTATGGGGTCCGGGTGGATCGTATCGCACTCAATATGGATCAGATCGTATCGCACTCAATATGGATCAGGTCGATGAGTACTCCCCACCACCGAACCCGGCAAAGATCACCGACAGTCGTGCCAAGGAGTACATCAAACAGTATGGCCGGTCGTCCTGGGAGTTGGACGCGCTGGAACCTAAGATGCTTCGTCAGTTGATCACCGATGAGATAGAACAGTACATAGATAGAGAGGTTTGGGAAGATACGTTGAACGAAGAGCGATCAAAGCAACGTGTGCTACGCGAACTGTACCATAGATGGGATGAGATAGAGGAGTTGTTGACATGATTGTATCTGTATCTATCTGTATCTTTCTTCTATCTCCTCTATCTCGATTGAAATAGCGTCCCGCAGTTTTGTGGGACTAATTACGGGACTCTCCTAAGTTGTTGATTATAAAGGAGAGTCCCGCACTTTCCGAATTTTGTGCCACTTTCCTTACCCCCGTCAGATCACGCGCTCCACGCGCCCTCCTATCTCTATCCCCCTCTCTCTTTTATATATACTACTAACTAATAAGTAAGGGTAGTAAGGGGTATAAGGGAATAGGATAGAACAATCAATGACTTACAGATCGTCCCGTATCAAGAGTTCTGTGGGATTGTGCGGGATGGTTGACGAATCGGTCAGGAACGCTAGAATCGTTGTATCTATTGGAACCTAATGGAACTGCTGTTGTGGGATTGAATGCTAGACGGGAAGCCTTTTGTTATGAGTACACTGTTGATCGCAACGGTACTCAGGCAGCTATTCGAGCTGGTTATTCCCAACAGTCAGCTCAAGCTCAAGCGTCGCAGATACTGGCGATACTGGAGATACAGTTCTTTATCGCTGAGATAGACGCTGGTATAAGGAAACGATTGATCTTCGGTAAGGAGGATACGATCCGTGGGTTGATGCGAATCGCTGATGTGGATACCCGTGAGCTGTACGATGAGTTCGGTCATCTCAAACCGATACACGAACTGTCCGAAGCGGTAGCCAAGAGCATCGACGGCATCGAGGTTGTGACTTCATCGGACCGAGAGCATGTGTTCCAGACGACCAGCAAGATCAAGATGACCAACAGGATGGCTGCACTCAAGGAGCTGGGCAAACACTTCAACATCTATGAGGACCACCAGAACGCTGGTGCCGAACAGATGATCGTCAACTTCTCCGGCAAGTTCCAGGATGTTTGAAGATACTGACTTCATTATGACCAAGGCGCAGGACCGTGCCCTGGACATGCTCACATCGGATGCAACCCATGGGGCATTGGGTGGTGGCTCCCGGTCCGGCAAGACGTTCCTGCTGGTCCTGGTATGCCTGTTACGAGCCATGAAGTCACCCGGCTCCAGGCATGTTATCTTCCGGTTCCGCTTCAATGCTCTCAAGGCATCCATTATCCTGGATACTCTCCCGAAGGTGCTGAAGACATGCTTCCCAACCGCTCCCCCACTGTCGACCATGCTGAACAAGACCGACTGGTACATGACGTTACCGAACGATAGTGAGATATGGTTCGGTGGTCTGGATGATAAGGAACGGACCGAGAAGATTTTGGGAATGGAATTCGCCACCGTCTATTTCAACGAGTGTTCGCAGATACCGTGGGGCTCGGTGGTCCTGGCACTCACTCGGTTGGCTCAGAAGACAGTCAACCTGTCTCTGAAAGCCTTTTACGACTTCAATCCACCCTCGAAGAAGCACTGGACCTACCTTCGCTTCGTTCGCAAGATGAACCCGGAGACCAAGCGACCCGAAAAGAACGAGTTCGACTACGGGTTCTATCTGATCAATCCTGCCGACAATCGTGAGAACCTGGACCCGAAGTACCTGGATATGCTGGACAGCCTGCCTGAGAAGGCCAGAAACAGGTTCCTCCTGGGCATGTTCAGTGATGACAGTGATGGTGCCCTGTGGACCGAAGAGTTGCTGGCACAGAACCGTAAGGATGGTCGTGATGAGATACCTGACTTCCTGCGTATCGTCATCGCTGTTGATCCGTCCGGCACCAGTGGACCTGAAGATACCCGGTCCGATGAGGTCGGTATCACCGTCTGTGCCCTTGGTACTGACAGTCACGGTTATCTGGTCGAAGACCTGTCCGGGAGATACAAGCCTGAAGTGTGGTCCGACATCGTCAATGAAGCCTACACGCGCCATAAGGCTGACCGTGTTGTGGCTGAAGTGAACTACGGTGGAGACATGGTTCGAGCCGTGCTGCAAGCTAAAAACGCCGATCTTCCCTTCACTGCTGTCACTGCTACAAGGGGCAAAGTGGTTCGTGCGGAACCGGTATCTGCCCTCTATGAGCAGCAAAAGATACATCATGTCGGCTATTTCCCTGAGATCGAAGATCAGCTATGCTCTATGACGACGGCTGGGTATCAAGGACTTAGGTCACCTGATCGAGCCGATTCAAGCATCTGGGGATTTACTGAGCTGTTCCCCGGCATGACTCGTAAAGCAGAGGATGAGAACTGGACACCTCCCAAGGTGAAGGTCCAGAGTCGATCTGCTTCGAGATTCGATAATCGACGGAGATACTGATATGGCCGCTGCGCTACCAATCATGCAAGTCCTGTCTGCTGGTGCAGGCATCCTGAGTGCTGTCAAAGGCATGAAGGGTGGACCGAAGGCACCACAAGCCAAGGTCGCACCCACAGCTGACTCGAAAGCACAGAAACGTGCCGGACAGATGGCAACCCAACGCAAGTACGGTGCGTCCGGTCGTTCGGGCACTATCTTGAGTGAAGGTACTACCCTTGGCTAAGTGGGACGCAGATCAGCTGAAGAAACACTCGGCTCATCTATTCGAGCGGCAGTCGGTAATGCTGCCTCTCTATCAGACCATTGCTGACCACTTCTACCCGGAACGAGCAGATTTCACGTTCACCCGGAATGTAGGTCAGGAACTGGCTGATAGTCTAGTTGACTCGTATCCCGTGCTGGTCCGTAGAGATTTGGGTAATTCCTTTCACGCCATGTTACGGGATGGCGAATGGTACAACATGGGCATCAACGGTGATCCAGATCATCAAGGTGCTGCATGGCTCCAGGAGTCCACTGGTCGATTAAGACAGTTGATGAACGACCGAAAGAGTAACTTCGTTCGAGCCACTAAAGAGGGCGATCACGACTATGCTACCTTCGGTCAGGCTGTTATCAGCATCGAGGTCAGCAAGACCGGTGATGGTCTGCTGTATCGTTGTTGGCATCTCCGGGATGTGGCATGGTTCGACGATGAGTCAGGTCAGGTTGCCGGGGTATTCCGCAAGTGGAAGCCCTCCTATTCAGAGCTTATCAGGGTGTTTGGGACCAAGAAGGTCCACAAGAACATCACCGAGAAGGTTGGTAATTCACCGTTCAAACAGGCGGATATCATCCACATAGTCATCCCGTCCGACATGTACGGTGATGATGAGCTGGCTGCACGGTTCCCTTATGTCTCGATCTATCTCGATACTGTGAATGATCACATCATCGAAGAGACCGGACTACGCCATCGGATGTATGTGATCCCTCGGTTCCAGACCATTGCAGGCAGTCAGTATGCCTATTCGCCAGCTACAGTCGTCGGTCTACCCGATGCCCGTGCGCTCCAGGCGATGACCCATACACTCCTGGAGGCTGGCGAACGGTACGCACGACCACCGATCATTGCGACCCAGAAGGTCATCAGGGGCGATGTAGACCTTGCCCCGGACGGCATCACATGGGTTGACAAGGAGTATGACGAGAAGTTGGGTGCCGCCTTGAGACCGTTGAATCAGGACAGGGGTGGATTCCCCATCGGTCTGGAGATGCGTGCCGATATCAAGGAGATTCTGGCCTCTGCCTTCTATCTCAACAAGCTGTCACTGCCTGAAGTCAATCGGGACATGACTGCCTATGAGGTAGCGGAACGGATGAAGCAGTTCAGGCGTGAGAACCTGCCGCTGTTCGCTCCTATCGAGTCGGAGTATAACGGTCAAATCTGTGAGATCAGCTTCGCCATCGCAATGGACGCAGGGTTCCTGGGGTCACCTATGGATATCCCTCAGTCATTGAGAGGGTCCGATGTTGTCTTCCAGTTCATGTCACCGCTGACTCAGTCCGAAGAAGAGGAGAAGGCGAACAGATTCGCTCAGACCTCACAGCTTCTGGCCGAGGCTGCACAGCATGATCCGAATGCGGCGATGAACATCGACCTGGATGTAGCATTGAGAGATGCTGTCCTGGGTATCGGGGCACCGTCCACATGGTTGGTCCCGGAGGAGGAGGTCGAAGAAGGACGTAAGGCGGCTATGATGCAACAGGCATTGATGGCTGCACAGGAATCAGGAGGTATGCCAGTTGAGCAATAACCATGTTGAACTGCATGTTCCTGAAGTTACCCGGCGCGAGCAGATCGCAATCAAAGCCATGGCGAAAGGGGAAGCTGACCCAGATCAGCAGCTCCTGGCTATGGAAGTCATCGTCAAGAAGTTGGCTATGACTCACGATCTGCCCTATGTGCCGGGTGATTCGCATGGGTCGTCGTTGATGGCAGGACGCCAGTTCGTCGGCTATAAGATACTGAAGTTTGTGACTTTACCAGTGGAGAACGATGACAATGAGCAATTCAGTTGAACAAGAGATTCAAGAAAAAGGTCTGACAGCACCAAGAATAACACCTGAACGACTTGAAGATGTGATCCAGGGTGAGGCGTTTCATGTCTTTCCTGGTAGTCAGTTGACGGTCTGCTGTTTGACATTGAAGAATGGGTTCACCGTTACGGGTGAGAGTGCGTGTGCCAGCCCTGAGAACTTCGATATTGAACTGGGCATGAAGATCGCTCGGTCTAATGCCAAAAATAAGATATGGGCATTGGAAGGATATCTGCTCAAGCAGTCCCTTCATGATGCGCTTACCAGTGGAGAACGATAATGTTTTTAAGACTTGATAAACGATTAATGGATGAGAACAATGGCGACGGTGGCGATGCTGGAGGTGCTGGCGACGGCGACTCTGGTGGTAGTGGTGGCGATAGTGGTGCTGGTGGTAGCGGCGATGGTGGCTCTGGCGGTAAGCAGATAACCAAGGGTGACGGTGGTGACGGTGGAGTCACCGGCTACTTTGAGAAGCTACCGGACGATTGGCGCAGTCAGCTGGCTGGTGAAGACACCAAACGCCTCGGACAGCTGGAACGTGTCAGTGACATGCCGACCTTTGTTGATAACTACTTCAGCGCACAGGACCGTATCCGCAAGGGTGAGTTGTCCAATGGTCTCCCGGAGAATCCGACTGACCAGCAGATGAGCGACTGGAGAGGTGCCAACGATGTACCTGCGACAGCCGAAGAGTATAAGCCGGTGCTGCCGGATGGTCTGGTCCTGGGTGAAGCTGATACCCGTATAAGCCAGGAGGTCCACAAGGCCGCTCATGCTCACAACCTCTCCAACGGTGCCATGAGTGACCTGACGGTCGCTATGCTGAAGGGTCGAGAGATCGAGCAGCAGGCACTGGGAACCGCTGACAGCGATCAGCAGATGCAGGGCACCATGCAGTTGAAAGACGCATGGGGTGGTGAGTTCACGAAGAACCTGAATGCGACCATGGGGTGGTTCAATACCATGCCTGAAGCGATCCGGGACAGCTTCATGAGCGCCAGGATGGGTGATGGCCGATTGCTGATGAATAGTCCCGAGTTCCTTCTGTGGTCTGCACAGCAGGGTTTTGCGGTCAATCCGTCGGCTACCGTGGTGCCCAACGCCAACAACCCGGTCCAGGCAGCTTCTGATGAGATCGAGAAGTTGGAGAAACGGATGTCCGAAGATGATACTTGGCATAAAGACACCAAGGCTCAGACTCGACTGATGGAGCTGTATGACTACAGGGATTCATTGAAACAAAAAGAGGATTAACCAGTGAAGAAATATCAAAGCATTAAGGTTGTTGAAGCCTTCCAGATCGATCAGATCGAAGGCACCCGACTATACGACGAAGACGGCGGGTTCGTCGATGTGTCTCATGAATGGATCGCCAAGCATGAGCCCAAGGCTGGCGGCTACTTTGTTCGCTACAAGGACGGCTATGAGTCCTGGTCACCAGCTGGTGCCTTTGAAGAGGGTTATATCTGCATGGAGCCACCTGTGTTCGAGGATACCCGCAACGATATGGACAACGTCGGCATCCTTGGGAACATGGCTCCTGGTTTCATCGGAGTCGATCCAGGCGCACCAGAAGGCGATCAGTCAGCTGTAGCGACCATCATCAATGGTGACCCTGTGGCTGAGACTGTTGTCGACCCGGACCTGCTGACTGATCCAGCGTAGTAATAGGGACTTGCATTCGCCAAGGATGGCGACTATTATCGAAATTGTACTTTACTTAGACCCCTGACGAAGTGGATTGACCCCGGTGTTCCAACCGGCTAACTCGCTGAAACATCAGATGGCTAACTCGAAAGCGAAGTGGATTTTACTTACTTTAACTTTTTGAGGACACTCTGATGGGCGAGACCGCTTTTCAAACAATGTTCCGTAAAGAGTTCATCTCAGGTTTCGAGAAGCGACAGTCGCTGATGCGACGTGCCGTTACTACCGAGACTGAGATCAATGGCAATGAGGCAGTATTCCTTGTTGCAGACTCTGGTGGAGCAACAGCCGTAACCCGTGGGGTTAACGGTGATATCCCGACTCGTTCGGACAACCTGAACCAGTATACTGCTACCCTGAAAGAGTGGCACGATATCCCGGAACGGACCAACTTCAATATCTATGCATCGCAGGGCGATGGTCGGCGCATTATGCAGCAGACCTCTATGGCTGTTGTCAATCGCAAGATCGACTCTGACATTCGCAGTGGACTGAGTGCTGCCACCGTCACCAAGACGATGACCCAGACCAGTAAAGGCGCATTCCTGGCCGATACGATTGGTTTGTCAGTGACTCTGGCGAACGCATTCGCTACTGAAGATGAGCCGTATGCCTACATCACCCCCGGTTTCCGTGGGAACCTGATGCAGCTGCCGGAGTTCACTTCTGCCGACTACATTAACCTCAAGCCTTTTGAGAACGTGAGTAAGTCTCGCGCCTTCAACTGGAATGGCGTTAACTGGATAGTTGACGCTGGTCTTGAAGGTACAGGTACTGCATCTGCAACCTGTTACATCTTCGCCAGAGCGGCTATCGGTCATGCGTGTGATGTCGAGAACATCCACACCAAGGTCGGTTACGACGACAAGAACGACAAGTCGTGGGCGCGTTGTTCAGCGTTCATGGGTTCTAAATTGCTCCAGAACAGCGGCGTCATCAAGATTACTCATGATGATACCGATCTGAATCTGGCTGCTTAACAGGAGGCTATCATGGGATATGAAACAACCAATCCTCCCCGTATGGCACTTCCAGGTGTTGGGGCTGGTGTCCCTTCTATCTGGATTTACGACGACGCTGATGCCGCCGCCACTGTCCGTGGAGCTGATTACTTCACGGATGCGTTGGACCTCGGTATGAAAGCGGGTGACATTGTGATTCAATCTGACTCTGTTGGTCAGACTGTTGCACACATGTACCCGGTGTTGACCGTAGACGCTGATGGGGCTGATCTGGGTGATGGTGTGGCTATTGTAGTCACCAACACCTAACGGCACTGGTGGGTAGGGGGCTTAACGGTCCTCTGCCTTTTTTCGCCCTCCAGGACGGAGGGCATTTTTGGAGATTACCAGCATGGGTACACAAACTATAATAACCCCGCTCAAACTTGAATTTACCGGCCTTGCCACTCACCGTTATCGTCAATTCGATGCGGAAGTTCCTGGTCATTACACACGGGAAGACCTTGAGAATCCTGTATTATGGGCATTCCTTGCGCCAAAGCTGAACCCACGGGATGAGATTCGCGTCACTGCTGACGATGGGTCGTTCGTGGCAACACTCTATGTCCAGTTCGTTAAAGGGTCCACCGTCAAGGTGAAGCTCCTAGATGGCACTGAACTGGATAGTGTCGACAAGACTCTTACTGAAGCTGAAGGTGATTATTTCATCAAGATGCGAGGCGTGAAGAAGTGGAGCATCGTTAAGCGTGACACAGGTGAGATCATCGAAGAGATGATTCCTGATCAGGCATCGGCAATGAAGGCACTGCAAGACCTGGAAAAAGCACTAGCAGCCTAAACTATGAGGTGGGTCGATGGCAATCGATAAGCTGGCATTATACAACAATGCCCTGTTACTCCTGGGGCAGCGCAAGTTAGCTGCCATCGACGAAGACCGTGAACCCCGGCATTTGCTGGACGATGCTTACGATCTTGAGGCAACCACATACTGCCTTGAGATCGTACAGCCTCATTTCGCATCGAAGGTCTCCACTCTCAGCACACCGGCTGTCAGTTCCGACCATGACCTGGACAGTGTTCACACCCTGCCTGCCGACTTTGTCAAGCTGACAGCACTCTTCAGTGACGCGAAGCTGGATCAACCTATCACCCGGTACATCATTGTGGGCAACACCATTGCCTGCGAATACGATATCGTTTATATGCGATACACCAGTGATGCCCTGAAAGAGACATGGGCCAACTGGACCCCGTCGTTTCTGCGGGTGGTTGCTGCATACCTTGCCCGTGAGATCAGCATCAAGCTGGCACCGAACCAGTACGGTACGGTCGAGCAGCTGTTCCTGGACCGGGTCGATGCTGCTAAAGCATTGGAGGGTGAGGACGAAGACGAACGATCCACCGGGTCGATCATCACTCTCACCGATGCGTGGCGGGTCGTCTATAACGATGCCCTGATGATCCTGGGGCTGACTGAGATCACCACCAATGACGATGACTCCAACCGGCGCGTCAAGCTGGATCAGGCGTTGAACTCCGGCATTGTGGAAGAGCTACTGGAAGATACAGGCTGGCAGTTTGCCCTGGAATCCAACAAGATCACATCATCCCCGTCGGCTACACCTGATTGGGGTTATAACTATGCCCATGAAAAGCCTGCCACACTGCACCGGCTCCATGGTCTGTTCACCGACGAACACTTCACCAGCCCCCTGAAGCCGTATGTCGACGAGAAGGGATACTGGTTCTGTGATCTCGATACGATCTATGCACAGTATGTGAGTACCGACTTCATCACCAACCCTGACAATTGGCCTGCCTTCTTCAGACGGGCGATTGCCGGTCGAATGGCGAAGGATGCCGCACCGTCACTGAAGGGTGAAGGTGCAGACATCAAGTACGCTCATGAAGAATATCTCACCCGGCGGGATACGGCACTGTCGAACGATGCCGTGCAGTCACCACCCCGGATAATCCATTCCGGTAGCTGGGTCAACTCACGATACAGAGGGTCGAATCGCAACAGACCGGGGAACTACTGATGCTTCGCGGTCACATCAATAAATTCAATCGGGGCGAGATATGCGATCAGGCTCTTGCCCGTGATGACTTCGTCAAGATTAACGACAGTGCGTCCTATCTGAACAACTATCTGCCGATACGTCTGGGTCCGATGATGTTCCGGCCAGGACTTGGGTTCGTGGGGGCCATGAACGGTGTGAGTCTGATGGCTCCCTTTGTCGCCGCTATCGACGACACCGCACTGCTTGAGTTTTCGGATAACACTCTTCGTATCTGGGTCGACGATGCACTGGTCACCAGGACAGCTGTCACATCGACCATTACCAACGGTGCTTTAACCAGTGACCTCACTGGCTGGACCGATGGTGACGGTGCGGGTTCGACAAGTGTCTGGAAAACCGGTGGGTACATGTCCTTAACCGGGGCTGGCACGACTGCTGCTGTACGCTACCAGACGATTGCCAGTACCGACACCGGTAATGAGCATGGTATCAGGATCGTCGTTAAACAGGCTCCTGTGAAGCTCCAGCTGGGTACGTCCGGCAACGGGTCCGATGATATCTATTCCGGCACCCTGTCTCCCGGCACCCACTCGCTGGTATTCACCCCAGACTCTAACGTCACCATCACCCTGTCGAACACCCTTCGATATGAGTCTCTGGTCGATTCTGTGGCTTTTGAGGGTGCTGAAACAATGAGTCTGCCAACCAATGTCACCACTGCAATGCTGCAATCCGTCAGGAACTCGCAGTCTGCTGATGTGGTGTACGGTAGTGCTGACGGCATTCAACAGTTCAAGATCGAACGTCGAGGGGTCAAGTCCTGGTCGGTCGTGGATTACGTTACATCTGATGGTCCTTTTGGTCTCCTGAATAACACTGAGATCACCATGACGGCAGCTGCCCTGAATGGCGATACAACCCTGACGGCATCGGCTGCATACTTCAAGAGCGACCATGTCGGTGCGTTATTCAAGGTCGGTTCGTCCGGCCAGGATGTAACTGCGTCCGTTACCGTTGAAGATACCGGCACCAACAGCATTCGTGTGACCGGTGTCGGCAGCACCCGGCATGTCACCATCACCCGGTCCGGCACATGGGTTGGTAAGATCACTTTGCAACGGTCGACTGATGATGCTACCTGGAACGACATCACGACATACACCACCAACGGCAGCTACACATACGACGATAACCTGGACAATTCTGAGCTGTATTACAGACTGTGGGTGAAGACCGGAGACTATACGTCCGGCACCATCGTCCTGGATATGAGCTATTCAGGTGGTTCTATCGACGGCATCTGCCGAGTCACTGGTTATACTTCGTCCACAGTGGTTAATGTCCAGGTGTTGCAGGACTTCGGTTCGACTGAAGCGTCCAGGGATTGGTATGAAGGCAGTTGGTCTGATGATAACGGATACCCTTCAGCCGTTGAACTCTATGAGGGTCGGTTGTGGTGGGGTGGTAAGAATAAACTCTGGGGGTCCGTGTCGGATGCCTATAATTCATTCGACCGGACCATTGAAGGTAATTCTGCATCCATCGTGAAGACCATCGGGTTCGGTCCCGTTGATGCCGTCAAATGGCTGGCATCATCGACCCGGCTCCTGATGGGCATTGTGTCCTATGAGATCGCCGTCCGGTCTAACTCCTTTGGTGAGGTGCTGACTCAAGCCAACGCTAACCTGAAGTCAGGATCGAACCAGGGTGCATCTGATGTGGCACCCTTGAAGATCGATAACCGGGTCTACTTCGTGCAGCGATCCGGGACCAAGCTGTTCGAGTTGACCTATGATCTCGGCAGCGATGTGCATACCGCCAACGATCTCAACATGCTGAACCCTTGCATCTGCCAGGAGGGTATTAAGAAGATCGCCTTTACGCGCCAGCCTGAGACCCGCATATTCCTGGTGATGAACGACGGGACGGTCCGGGTGCATCTGACTGAGCCGACTGAAGAAGTCTCGGCCTGGAGCCGTTTAAGCACTGATGGGACCATCGAAGACGTTGTGGTCCTGCCGAGTATAGGTGAAGACAGGGTCTACTTTGTGGTCAGTCGTACCGGGGGTCGTTATCTCGAAAAGATGGCACTCTCCTCTGAGGCTCTTGGTGGGACGATCAGCAAGCACTATGATTCGTTCCTGAAGTTCACATCACCGGGAACCACCATCACCATGGCTCATGCTGATGGCAAGACTGTTGCCGTATGGGCCGATGGTCAGGACCGTGGCACCTTTACCGTATCGAGCAATCAGATCACCGTACCGACCGCCTGGACCGATGTCGTGGTCGGTATTCCTTATGTTGCTGACTATTCCAGCAGTAAGTTGGGTGGGTTCTCCCTGACCGCGTTGGGTGGCAAGGGTGGGTCGGTCCTGGGTATCAAGAAGAGACCTGTCAACGTCGGTCTGGTCTTCAAGGACTATTGGCCTGGATCGCTGACTATCGGACCATCAACCGACCTACTTGAGTCGATGCCGTTGATTGAAGATGGTGCGCCTGTTGACCTGACCGCCACCATCACGGATTATGATGAGGTAGCCTTTGAGTTTAACGGGGAAGATGAGGTCGATCCTCGAATCCATATCCGATCAACCGGTCCTATCACACTGATGGCATTACTGTATGATATTGATGACACAAAAGCAGGTACTGCTCCGCCACAGCAGGCCGGGTGATGTGATTGAGTTGGTCGGTCAACCGTTCGAGTATTCGTTCATAGGGCTGACCTTGACCGACGATGAGAAGATTGTGGCAATGACTGGGGTGATGTTAACTAGCCCGGTCACATTGTTTCTGAATGTATCGAAGGATGTTGATGCCCGGAAGTACCTTCGACCGGCGATATGGATGATGAGAGAGTTGCAAGAGCTGTTGAAGACTGTTGATGCTCCAGTATACGCAAGAGCTGACCCTAATTTTGAGACATCGACCGGCCTGATAGAACATGCCGGATTCGAGAGAGTAAACGAAGAGGTGTTCCGGTGGACTCGCAAACATTAGTAAAATATGGACCGTCAATTGTTGAAGCAGCTGGGGGCATGGCTTCAGCTGTTGGTAGTTATGCCGAAGGTCAGCAGGCGCGTAAGGCCGCTAAGTTTGAGGCACAGCAGCTTGAGGCACAGGGTACTGCTGCCTATGCTAAGGGAACAAGGGAAGCTGCCCTGGAGCGTCGTAAGGCTGCTATTTTGACCTCCAACACCCGTGCGGCTCAAGCAGGGTCCGGTGCTGCCTTCGACGAAGGTGCTGTCGAGACCTTGGGTGACATCGGTGCCGAAGGTGAATATAACGCACTGTCGGCACTGTTCGAGGGTGAAAGTCAGCAGGCTGGTCTCAAGGCACAGGCAGCAGCCCGTCGCTGGGAAGGCAAGCAACAACAGTCGACCGCTATGCGGAAGACACTCAGTACCATCATCTCCGGCGCATCCAAAGGGTTCAAAGCGTATCAAGGATACCGGGATGACAAGAGTGGTTTGACTGAGTCAAAACGAATAGCGGCTGGTCCTGAATACATTGACCGTTGGCAGCATCATGCAAGGCGGAAAGCGTAATGACCAAGATTCCAGATCATTTATCACTGGTTAAAAGCAGTGTTCCATCGGGAGCGATGCCTATTGCCAGGATGAGACCTGTCAGCACTGGGCTGCAAGAGCTGGGTGCCGGTCTGATGGCTGATGCCGGAAAGATGACCGATGAGCAGGTTGCCAAAGCACGGGCTGACTTCCTGGTCTTGAAGGCCAAACAGGACAGTGCTTATGAGAACGACGAAGACTTCGAGACCGTCCAGGAGCGATACACTGAGGCAGTCGAAGGTGGGCTGGGTGAAGTTGCTGGTACTATCGGTGATGCTTCTGCTAGGAACCGCTTTGTGGATGATATGCGTCCGTCTGTCGCGGTGGGTATCGAACGTGCGAAGGACATTGCATGGGGTCAAAAAGCTGATTATGAACTAGGAGGTCTTAAAGAGCGTCTGAATAGTCTGCGTGAAGCAGGTCTGACAGGTGTCGGTGGTATCGATCCTGATACCGGTGAGACCATGGACCCGATCACCGAAAGTGCGTCCAGTGCCAATCAGATGATCGACTCTGCCGTGGCTAACAACTACATGAGTGCCGAGAGTGCCGCTGAATCAAAGCGGTTGTTCCGGGAGAGTCTTGCTCTCGGTAAGATTCAGATGATGCCGCCAGAACAACGCATGGACGCATTAAAGCAAAAGTGGGCATCCTTCATCCCCTCTGATCGTCGCGCTCAGTTAATGCGTGAAGCCGAAGAACACATGTACGAAGAGAAGGCTCAGACCATTGTGGATGAGTGGGCTGGTGATTCTGAGATCGACACCGGTGAGTTCATGGATCGTCTGCGTAAGATAGGCGACAAGCGTCTGCGCGATAAGATTGAGACTGAATGGCACTACCAGAACGGGCAGAACGAGCGGGTCAGGCTTGAAGAACAACGTGCCTTTAGAGACAAATATTTGTCAAAGGTCCAGTTGGGTGACATGAAGCAATCTCAGATTCCTCGATTCGATTGGAAAGCAATGGATGCCCCAACGAAGACCGCAATCATCAATGCGGAACGCGCCCGTGCCTCCGGTAAGACCAAGTTGGAGTTCCGTCTTGATCACTTCGAGAAGCGACTTAAATTTGAAAAAGCTATTGAGGCAGGTATACCGGGTGCCGGTACTGCGATGTATAACTATTTTCATAAAATCGCTCATGAAATGAATGAGAAGCAGCAACGCGCATGGGCTGAGTCATCTATCGATGGGGATTTACCAGATCAACAGAAGTCTACACTAACCGATCAGCAGTACATGAACGGGAGACTGTCCGAAAAAGGGGATGTCGAACTGAGGCGTGAGGCTATTTTGTGGGCTGGTGATTGGCGCGATAAGTATGTTGCAGCCAATAAAAAAGAACCATCCATCACTGAACGAAATAAAGCCTTCGATGACTATGTGTATCGAGAATACAAGAGTGGGTGGTGGCTGTTTGGAAGTGATAAGCGAATGGTCGAAATGGATGAAGATGAGCAGCAGGATGTTCTGGATGACCTTCAAGAAGAAAACCCACACATCTACGCTGTGGTCGATGCGCATTATCGAAAGAAAGACATAGTGCCTACACCTTCTGAACGTGCCGGAACATTTAGGCAGCTTCAGGAGCATAAAGGAGTGAGTAAAGCCGCTGCACCCGCACAGGCAATACCCACTGATCCTCCTTCTGATGCTGACACCTCCGTTACGATGGTTGATCCGGCACCACCTGTGAATGATCCAGAACCATATGTTAATCCACTGAGTGTTCGTAGTCGGAAGTCGGAAGTCAAAGAGTTCACATCTGCCGACTATCGGGATATGACCAAACGTCAGATTAGTGACCTGCTTGCTAAATACAAGCGTCGATACCCTGGTGTATACGATGAGGTTGAAGCCAAAGGTGGAACTGAGTACGGTCTGTTGAAAGGTATTGAGGATCGTATGGAGCTGGACGAAGTGTCAGTAACCGCACCCAGGCTGTCGGACAGGTTCTCATCGATGTCGAACGCAAGAAAACAGGAAGTGTTGGGTCACTATAAGGCAATGAACCCTGGAGTTTACGAGCAAGTGTTTCAGAGTTATGCGGATATAAACCATACCCCTAGTAAATATCAGATCATGAGAACCTTTGAAAAACTAATGGGCCAGCAGTAATGAGTGAGTTTGAGTCAGACCTTCAGTTCCTGGAAGACTCCGTCGATAATGAGCGTCGTGATCGAATATCGATCAGTCTTGAGGGTGCGCTCAATGCTGCCCCGGAGGCTCATGCCGAAGTTCAATCACTATCCAAAGCTACAGGTCTGCCGACTGATATCATTAATGCTAATCTGCCTGATGCCAAACGTCAGCAGCAGCTGAAGAATTTCAACATCCAGGAACTGGCAAAGGACTACCCGAAGACCAGCGACTTCATAGCCAACCCGGACAACGCTGCCGTCATGTACGAACAGCTAGACACACTGAAGGGTATTGAGGCTAATTCCCGGAAGAGTGGGTTCACTGCTAACATCCTGAAGGGTGCAGCCAACCGTGTGAACCAGCTAACCGGCAACCTGCTCCAGATGGTTGGCAAAGGTGCCGATGAGATCGAAGAGTTCATGACCAGTGCGACCGGGATCAACCCCGGTATCCGGTTTGGTGAAGACGGCATGTCCTGGACCTGGAACCTGGACCCGGCAGAAACCGATGCTCAATTCATCGGTCGGGCAATATCCGAAGGTCAGGGGTATAGCTACGTTCCCAACTTCACATGGGAAAAGCTGAAAGGCGATGTAACCGTCCAGAATACAGTAGGATACATGGTCGAGCAGGGCATACAGTCTCTACCGGATATGATCGCCGCTGTGTACACCCTGCCTGCTTATATTGCGTCCAGAACCGAAGAGATGGGTGAAGAGCGCATGAAGAATCTCGGGATCGAAGGTGATCCCACTTGGGAAGAGCTGAGTAAGGCATTCATCCCTGCAATACTGGTGTCTGCAAGTGAGCGGCTGGCTGCTAAAATCGTTTTCAAGACGGGTGCCGTGAAGGGTGTTGCCGGTGTTGCGGCCGCAACTGGTGAAGCGACACTGGTTGAAGGTAGCACTGAGTGGGTCCAGGAGGGTATGGAATACCTCGGTGAGACCCTTGGCACCAAGAAAGAGATCACCCTGTCCGATATGCTCGACAGGCAGTTTGCCGGACTTGTGGCTGGTGCTGGCATGGGTGCTGGCATCCGTGGGACCACATCGACGGTGGAAGCTATTGCCAACCGTAATGCGAGTCAGGTCAGCACCTTAATACAGTCGACTCAAGATCAAGGACAGATTGATCGATTGATCGAATACTCACAGTCGAACACATTGTTTGAGCAAAGTCCTGAACAGTTCCAGGAGTTCCTTCAGTCGATGGGTGATGACGTATCCATCTGGCTCCCTACCGAAGTCCTGGGTCAACTGGAAAACCCGTCCGAGTACCTGGAAGCACTTGCCGGTGACAGTGGTGTTGATGTTCAGATCACCCTGGAAGAATTCATCACAAGGGTGGCTCCTGATGAGCATCTGATGGACGAGCTTCGCCCCTATGTGAAATTGAGCCAGGATACCCTGAATGCTCATCAGATCGAATTAGGGGAGACCGAGAACACCTTTGCGATCCGCAAGCTGCTGGCTGCTGCTGAGAAAGAGAAATCGATCAAGACTGAGGCCGACGCTATCTATTAGCAGGTCAAGGATCAGCTGATCGCCACCGGGCGGCAG